AAAGACAGGAGTTTGTAAAACCCTCTGTTAAAAAAAGGACAGAAAGATTGAAAGCAATCTACATTGAACAAAAAAGAAATGGACTTAGTTAAGTCCATTTTTTAATTCATTTAATCTATAATAATTATATCGCGACGGGTACATTTTAGATACCTCATCTTTTACCGCATTTAATTTATTGGATAAATCCGTATCATTTGATTCACTTATAAGTGTTGTTACTTTATTTATAATTGATTCAGCTAATTCATTTGATTTAGTTATAAGTTCATCATGTGATATTGATAAAATATTTTTTAATTCTTCTTTTTCTGATTCTGATAACGTTTGATTATAGAGTACATTAAAGTTGTTAGCCAATACCGCATTAAGGAGGGTTTCATTTGGAACTAATGTTGTTTCTTTAGATTCTTTTATTTGTTTTTTAGTTGTTAAATGTTTAACTAATTTTTGTTTAGCAATAACTTTTTTCTCAATGTTTGATAATGTATCTTTTTCAGATAACATATCTAAAGACTCATATAATTCGTTAGTGTTAATTTCAATATCACCTAATTTATTATTTAATGATTCACAAAACATATTAAACTTGTTAATATTTCCTATTGGTTCACCAAAATACGAACTTAAACCTTCAACATATAATTTTGCTGTCTCATTATCCTCAATAAATTTATTTTCAATTTCTTCATAAAACAAATACATCTCTTTGAAATGTTTGTCTTCTTTAATTGTTGTTAAAATATCTTTAATCTCAGCTTTATTTTCACTAGCATAAGATTCAGTTAATTTATTTAATATTTTAGTTTTAATTGCGCCAAATTTCATCATTTTAATCGTTTAATAAATCTTTCATGTTATTTTCTGAACTTTCATTCAACATATCTGTTATTTTTGTTTCTATTTCATAAATATTACGTTGTGCGCGTTCCATATCAAATAAAACATTTTTCTCAGGATTAGTATCATCTAACATCGATAATATTTTTGATTTTTTCGATTTGATGAAATAATTTTCACTCAATGGCCCTTCTCCTCCTTCAGCTCCGCCAGTAGTGGGCGCCGCTGACGCACCACCTTCCATACCACCGCCCATAGCCCCCATACCTCCACCACCTGGAGCTTCACCACCTAACTGTCCAGACGCCTCAAGCTTTTCTCTTTCATCTTCTGGAATACCATACTTAGAATCAACATCATCAAATATACCAGAACGTTTAATAATATTTTGCGTATTAGTTAATTCAAAACCAATAGCTCTTTCAAGACGTTGTTGTTGTAAATCAAGTAAAACTTCACTATCACTAAATCCAAGAATATTTTTCTTAGCCCATGTATGTGATACAGGAAGAATACCTACTTGTGATTGATCTGATGTTGCATCTTTATACAATGTGACCTTTTCTTTCCATTGTTCAATTCTTAATAAATCAGATTGAGCAGATGGATTTGTTAAAGATAATTGAAAGTTATTGTATTCATCTTCCATTCCTAAAAGGAACAAATGGATTAGAGCAACTTTATTTAATTCTTGTATTAAAGATTTTTGAATTTTATTAATTGTTCTAGAGAAACGAATATCCATTAAGGCAAGATTCTTACCATCTCCAACAACTTCTTCAAAACCTAAGAAAGCTTTAGGAATACGAAGTGCTGCTAACATTTTCTTTTGAATATATTCAATGTCTGCAATTTCACCTAAGTTTTGTGCTCCAGGTAATGTTTCTATTGGACTTGATTGAGATGGATCACGAACGGGTATAAAAAAATCTTGATCGACAGCCATTTGATTATATCTCATATCAACCTGTCCATTACGTGGATCTGATACTGGTTGACGTTTAAACTTATTTGCAACACGTTGTACATATGGATCAATATCTTTATCATCCATATTACCCACAAATACTTTAAACACACGTCTTTCAGGTGCTCTTGATGTTCTATAAATTAACATAGCATCTTCGGCAAGTAAAAGTTGTTTCCAAATTCTTCTAATTTTGTCTAACATTGAAGTACCATAAGGAAGTTTTCTATCATCACCTAACAATCTAAAGTGAGCAACTTCCCATGCTTGGAATTCCATGTCTTTATTCTTCCATTGAAATCTTAATTCTCTTGTTGGGAGTTTAGCGTCTTTTTGAATTGGAACTTTGGAAGATACACCTTCAATTCTTTCTATTTCAATATTTGGTAATTGTTGTACGCCAACAACACCTTTTTCAGGATCTATTTTTAAATAAACAAAATTATCTCCGTACTTAGACATACCTCTAGCCCACATTTGTAGGTTTGTATTAATATCCATTTTAGTATGAAATAAATCATGTAAAATTCCTTTAATTCTATCTGAATCAGAATATATTGTTAATATTTCACCTTTCTCAGACATAGTTGTGGATTCTTCCGCATATATATCTAATGCTGCTGATACTTCAGGAGTAAATTCCATAGACTCATAATCATAATATGCCGCAAGTCTATTGGGTTCGTAATAAACCGATTGGTTATAGAGAGATTGATCTAATTTTGTCCATTTGTCAGCAATATATTGACTCTGTTGAGCTTGTAACATTGCTTTTTCAAATTCCTCTCTACTGTCAGTTTTTAATAATTCGTCTTTATTAAAATTAAACGAAGGTGTATCTTGTTTCGGTGTTTGTCCCGGAAACCCAAACATTCTTGTTAATTTCTGAAAAACAGTAGGATTTTGTTGTGCCATAATTTATATAAATACTTTTCTTTACAATATAAACTAATATTACAAACAAAGAAAGACTATTTACTAGGTCCAAATAACCATTTGTACTCCTCATAAGCACCTTTGGCGCTATTCATTGGGTTGTCTCTATGATATAAATTATTGTTATCCATAGCCATTCCACCTATTTGATCCAATGCAGTTCCATATGAATAAAAAGATTTTTCTGGTTCATATGTTCTTTCTGACATAGCCCAAGATTCTAACATAGCTTTATTTTGAGATGTATTTTTCTGAAGTTGATTAAATGATATATCAGCAGCAAATAATGCCATAGACAAGCTCATAATTGCATCGTCATGTGTTCCTTTCATATGGTCTGGACGACCATTAATATAAACAAATGTGTTACATTCATTTAACAATCTTGATGAACGTATTATAAATCCTTTTCTTACTTGTTCTTCAAAAGCTGCAACAATTTGTGTTCTTTTATTGTTAAAACTTATACCTGGGATTTTTTCCATTTTTTTCTTATCGTATTCCCATATATTTTGTGTGTTAATTCCATCAATAAATAAATTCCTATAATTCATTTCTTGCAACTTTCTTGATGTTGCAATACCCATACCTCCGGTAATATCAACAACAATAAATGCGTCATACATAATACCCCATTTATATGCTATTGATGCTAAATCATCTGGAGGCATCTTACCAATATATTCTAATACTTGTTCTCTATCATCAAAATCAATAATATTAATTGCTGAAAAGTCTTCACTATCACCTCTACTAACATCCACACCCATGATATAACGATGACCTTGTATTGGCTCTTTCCATTGCCACATAGTCCCCTGCATATATTTTTCAATAGGTTGTCGAATCATGTTTTTGGCTATATTTTCCTGAAGATCATTAGGAATTACGCCATCTCCAGAACCCAAGAAATCACATTCTAACTCCTGAGCAATCTTACGTCTATCGTATTTGAATTTTTTAGACATAGACTCAAACCAAGACGAAAATGGTTTATAACCATCCTCCATAAGTTTAATATATTCTTTCATGTCAAAATCGTGTAAAACAACCTCATCATCATTATATTGTTCTCTATTTAACATGTAATGACAAATGTCTTGACATTTAATCCAGCGTAAATCTTTTGTATAACGAGGGTCTTTAAACCATCTTAAATCCGTAATATGAAAATCATTTAATCCACGTAACGCTTGATCATAAACACCGTAATAAATTGGATCGTAACCATTAGGGGTTGATACAAGAATGATTTTACCTCCTGTTGATAACGATGCCATAGATGCCGCCCAAAAGTCTTCTCCAGCCTCAATATATGCGGCTTCATCAAATACAAGTATTGTAGGCGTATAACCACGTAACGCATCTGGTGAGGTCGCTACGGCTTTTACCTCGCAACCATTATTTAATCTAAATCTACTTTCAGAGTTTTTATCAGGTGAAAATCCCACATTAATCCAATCTGGCCATTGATCTAAGAAATGCCTAATTTTGTTAGCCATCTCCACTGCTGTATCACGTTTGTTTGCAATAAGAAGAACTCTTTCGGGATTATCTGGCTTTGCTAATTGTAATTTTTTTGAAAGCCAAGCCGCTGTTACTGTTGTTACTCCAGCTTGTCTATATTTTCTTGTTATATTTTCGTTGTATTCTTCGTAGTCTTTGATTAATTGTATCTGATCCTCAAATAAATCCATTGGAACATACTTCTTCTGCGTATTGTCAAATGTTTGGAGATACGTTCTTAAAGCATAAGGAGTATCTTTCATTATCCTAGCATACTCCAATAACTGTTCAGTTCTTGTATTCATATATCTATAAATATAAAAAAAGGAGGTTAAAAAACCTCCTTTATATTATCTTCTAACTATTTCACCTCCGTCATCATCATCTTCTTCTTCGTCATTGTTTCCATTACCTAAAGCACCACTAATCAAATCATCAATTTCTTTCTCAGATGCGGTAATACCTTTACCTTGTAATAAACTTTTAACCATAGCATCTAAATCTTCTTCTGATGTTTCATCTGCGGCGGCATCAACTTCATTTTCATAACGCTGCATTTCGTCTTCATAATCTTGATCAGCCAACATTTTTTCAATACCTCTTACCAAAGTTGCTATAATATTTTTACTTCTTTCAGAACCGCTTAAGATTTCTTTCATTAAACTTAAGAATTTCTTAGGTTGTAATTTATATACATACATTTGAACAAATCTTTGTAACCCAATTTGTTGTTCCGGATTAGTAACATGACCTGGATGTGCCTGCATGTATCTAGTCCAAATTGCTGGCCCTAGCCTCAAATCCCATATTTCATAATCTAATACATCTTCAAGTTTCTTTAACTTATCGTAGTACGCTTTATGTTGTGGGTTATTTGGGTTATAGTTTTTAAATTTATTAAATCCGGCTCTTACCTTTTGAATACCTTTAATTATTTCGTGGAATAAAATTGGAAAAGTTACCGCAGTTGCATAAACTTGTGGTTTACTTGGGTCATATGGATTACCTAACGTATCTACATTATTGCCACCTTGACCTTCTTCATCATCGTCATCTCCACCGCCGCCCATTTCGTCACCTTCTTCTCCATTATTAGGAGGCTCTGGAAATTTAACGTCAGCTTTACCAGCAACAGCTGATTCTTGCGAAGCAATGATTTGATTATCTGACATTTGCCAATATAATGTATCATTTGTCGCCATTAAAACAGAATATAAGTTCATAATATCAGCACCACCTCTCAATGGTCCAACTATTTGTCTTACACCATCAGCAACTTCAGAATAATTCATCATATGAAAACCTTGATGCGCAGCGCCTTGAGTCATAGCATTTATTAATCTTCTTTTAGCTCTTTCTAAATTAAAATCTTCTAAACTTTGTAAATAAGTTTCTTCGGCTTCAATACCCTCATCATTCAAGCCTGGTTCATCATGTGAAGGTGTAGGTGTTGGTTCATCATTAACATCCACTTCTTCTGGATGTTCTGGTTCTTGTTGTCCAGTTATAAAATCACTAGTATCGATTTGTCCGTAAGGTACTAATTTAGCATAAAAATTTATATTTTCAGCTGGAATTTGTAAAATATCAGTTACTGCTTTAACTGCAAATTTTTCTAATTCTTCGTGATGCTCCGCTTCTGCTTGAACTATTTGATTAAAAGCGTTACCCATTAATTGTTGAATAGTCATCATGCCTGGAACTCTGTCGCTACCTGTAGCACTTTTTACTCTATCAACAACCATTTTATATGTGTCGGATGCTAATAATTCTTGAAAGTTTTGGTTAGGTACATTAGACTGAGGAAAAGGTATCTTTTTTAATGGAGTATCTTGTGTTGCTAATTTTCTTTGTACGCTTGGATCTGGTCTGTCATCAGAGTGGAAAGTCATTGGCATTTCATTCAAATTTTCTTGAATTAAAGATAACAACTTTTTCTTACTAATCCTCATTTTTTTAAATTATTTTTTTACTTTATGCTCAGCTTGTGGAGCCGGTGCAGGACTAATTCCTGGATTGTCAGGATTAACTCTTGGTTTTGTAGGTGTATCAGGTTTTGTAACTGGCTTTGTTGGCGCAGTAGCAGGACCAGCAGATTTAATTGCTTTTGATGTTAAGAATGCTGGTATTTTTGCATTAGACATAGTTGCGGTTTCATTAAGCTTAGTTTGAATAAGTTCCATAATTTCATTTTTTGATGTGAAGTTATGGAAATATTCATTTTCAACCAAGTTATTTACCCAATTTTTAGTTTCATTCATTTTACCCGCAATATTCATTGTTTTGTTATTAACTCTTTTGTAAAATTCATGAGCGTTTTTAACATTTGTATTTTTTGAATGTTTTTCGGCTAGTTCATTAATATCTTTTGATTCTAAATCAACATCACTAACACCCGCTTCTTTTAATTCAAAATGTAAATTACGTTTAGCATTTAATTCGGAGTTTGATTCGTGAATATTTTTCCACATAGCGGCAGCTGCCACTTTTTTACCCGCTTCTTTGCTACCATACTCTTTTGCGGCTTTATTTGCTAATTTTTCAAATCCTTTACCTTTTTTACCTATGTCGCCACCACTTTTAGCTTTCTTAACAACTTCACTTTTCTTTTCTTTAGAAAGACCAGCAGATGGTTTTGATTCACCTAAATGACTATCATCACAAGAACAATTAGACATTTCTTTACCACAATGAGCACATGTTTTAGTTTTTTGACCTTTTAAAATTTTAAAATCTTGAGCATCAATTTTACCATTATGGTTTTTATCAATTTTCTTTTGATTTCCTTTTAATTCTTCAGTCATATCACCTTCTGTGGCTGGTTTATTAACTAAAGCAACATCCAAACCTTGTGCGGTTAATTGTTTAATTTTATTTGGATCGGTATTAGTAGGAACTACAACATCTCCTTTTTTCATTTGTTCACCTAACATTCTATCAGCTAAAATGTTAATTTGATTATCGGTAAGTTTAGATAATGTTTTTTCAGATAAACCTTCACTTACAAGTTTATCCACTAATTCATTTCTTTTCATATATTTTGAGTTTTGATTTCTTGATTTATTAAAACTAAACCTTGCTGTTTTAATTTTTTTGTAACACTTTCTATTGATTCACCAAATTTAAAACTTAATCTATCGGTTTTTTCAAAGTCAAATTTTTCCCATGCGAGAGAAATGACACCATCTACAGCATCAATAACTCCGAAATAATCGGAGTTTTGAATAAGTTCTAAATCTAAATCGGAATCTTTTAATAAACCTACTACATCAACATATTGGATGTCAGGA